CAGCACAGAAAACAAGGAGGTGCGCTATTGACCATCTTTGAACGATTGGGGCTGGCAAAGCCCAGGGACGTTCCCAAACTGCCGGACTTCCAGGACAACGTCCGTGATTCTGGCACAGTATTCACCTTCGGCAAGGCCAGCAGCGGTGAACAGGTAGATGAGAAATCCGCGATGCAGATCGCCACGGTTTACGCCTGTGTGAGACTGCTGGCCGAATCTGTGGCACAGCTGCCCCTTCACCTGTACCGCTATACCGACAGTGGAACGGGTAAGGAAATGGCAGCCGACCATCCTGTTTACCCAATCATCCACCGGCAGCCAAACCCCGAGATGACGAGCTTCACCTGGCGGGAGACCATGATGGTTCATTTGCTGCTGTGGGGGAATTCATACTCTCAGATTATCCGCGACGGCAAAAATGGCATTATCAGCATCTATCCTCTGCTGCCGGAAAACGTGGAAGTAGACCGGGATGAACGGGGTGAGATCTACTACATCTACCATGCCTACACGGATGAAGCGCCAGGTGAAAAGAACAAGGACATCATCTTCCAGAGGGAAGAAGTGCTCCATGTGCCGGGACTTGGCTTCAACGGGCTTGTGGGGTTCTCCCCAATCGCCATGATGAAGAACGCGCTAGGCTCAACCCTGGCTGTTGAGAAATACGGCAGTGCCTTCTTCAAGAATGGCGCACAGCCAAGCGGAGTGCTGGAACACCCCGGCGTTCTGAAGAATCCGGAGAAGATCCGGCAGAACTGGACTGACGTGTATGGAGGCGCGAACAACGCCCACAAAGTCTGTGTGCTGGAAGAGGGCATGTCGTATAAGGCTATCAGCCTGCCGCCCGAAGACAGCCAGTTCCTCTCCACCCGTCAATTCGGCGTAGAGGAAATATGCCGCATCTTCCGGGTGCCCCCGCACATGGTCCAGGACCTGCAGCGCGCTACCTTCAACAACATCGAGCACATGGCCATAGAGTTCGTGATGCACACCCTCATGCCCTGGCTGATCCGCATCGAGCAGGCCATCATAAAAGATGTGCTTGTGGGTGAGGAGAAGGATCAGCTCTTCCCGAAATTCAATGTGGACGGGCTGATGCGAGGCGACTATAAGAGCCGCATGGAGGGCTACGCGGTGGCCATCACCAACGGCATCATGTCGGTCAACGATGTGCGCAAACTGGAGAATATGGATCCGCTGGATGATGCTGATGGAGGGAACCTTCACCTGATCAATGGGAGCTATACAAGACTTAGCCAGGCAGGAAGCGCCTACGGAGCCAATGCAGTAGCAACCATAGAGAAGCAGGCAGCGCAGCCTGGGGAGACAGGAGAGCAGGAAAGTGAAGCTGAGGAAGGATCGAATGGGAACGGAAACGATAGCCAGGAACAGCCCCGCGAAGCGCCGGGCCATGCTCAACGCAGAAATGCCCGGAAAGCAGCGAGACGATAGTATACAGCCCAGGAGGGCTGGGAACGGAGGAAAACACGAGTGAGGAAGTTTTGGAACTGGGTCCGTGACGATGGCGGAGTCCGCGTCCTCCGGTTGGAAGGGCCTATCGATGAAGAATCCTTCTGGGGAGACGAGGTAACTCCGAAGGCGTTCAGGGATGAACTGTTTGCCGAGGATGGAGACGTGATCGTATGGATCAACAGCCCTGGCGGGAATGTACTTGCGGCCGCTGAAATCTACACGATGATCCGTGACTATCCGGGTAATGTGACCGTGAAGATTGACGCAATCGCAGCGTCCTCCGCATCGGTGGTCGCTATGGCGGGAGACAGGGTACTGATGTCCCCGGTTGCCATGATTATGGTGCATGATCCCATGACAATTGCCATGGGGAATGCCAAGGCAATGGAGAAGGCAATTACGACGCTGAACGAGGTCAAGGAGAGCCTGATCAACGCCTACTGCGCAAAGACGGGTCTTTCCCGAAACAAGATCGCGAAAATGATGTCGGACGAAACCTGGCTGAATGCCAAAAAGGCCGTTGAGCTGGGCTTTGCGGATGAGATCATGTTTGCCGAGAAAAGGGTAGAACCGGACGATGAGCCTGATGAGCCTGATGACCCCGATGACCCTGATGACGATCGCGACGACGACAACGACCGCGACGACGATGACGACACTCCGGAGGAGAAGAAGGATGGCGAGATTTACCTCGAAGCTCGCCCGGTGGCTGCGACACTGGAGGGCATGCTGTATTCTACCCGTTCTATGGGACAGGCGATACTCAACAGCCTCGGAGCCTTTGCCGAAGACAGGGGAGAAGGCGGACCTGACGTCGAAGGCGAAGCCCATCCCACCGAAGAACAGCCCGAAAGGGGAGCAGCCTCTGTGGAGGAAGATACCGCTCCGCAGGAAGAGCCTGTGACAACGGCCCCGGAAGATACTGTGTCTCTCCAGCCTGAAGGCGGAAGCGGTATAACCGGGGATGACACACGAAAAGCAGCCGAAGAGGCTGCAGCTGTGTCTCCTCAGCCTGAAGGCGGAAGCAGTATAACCGGGGATGACACACGGAAAGCGGCAGAGATGGCTGAGGAAGCCGAGGAAAAGGCAATAGAGAGTATTCTCCCGGACGGCTTCATCGCCATCGACATGAATGGCCGCACAAGGGACGGCAGCGTGCCATACTTCATTTTGAAAAACCAGCTGGATCGGATGCGCTGACCGATTACCGGCTGTTTTTCTTTGTCACAAATTTCACAATGACAACCATTATTTTAGGAGGACAACCCTATGTCGAAGATCGTAGAACTGCGCGCGAAGCGCAACACCATGTGGGAGCAGACCAAGAACTTCCTGGAAGAGCACCGCGATGAGAACGGCCTGGTGGCCGCTGAATTTGTCGATCAGTATGATCACATGGCAGATGAAGTGGCGCGGCTGGGCGCGGAGATTGCCCGCCTCGAACAGCAGGCCGAGATTGACGCCATGCTCTCCCAGCCGACGTCCACTCCCGTGAAGACCAACCCCATGGCTGCCCATCGCAATGATGTGAAGCCGACTGCGACCGACGAGTACAGCCAGGCCTTCTGGAGCCTGATGCGCGGCGACGGCCATCTGCTGGAAGTCCGCAACGCCCTGTCCGTGGGCAAGGATGACGAGGGAGGCTTTACCGTGCCGAACGAGTTCGAGCGCCGTCTGATCCAGGGCCTGGAAGAAAACAACATCTTCCGCCAGATGGCGCACGTGATCCGTACCAGCTCCGGTACCCGAAAGATCCCTGTGGCCAACGATACCATGGAGGCCAGCTGGATTGACGAGGGTGAGGCCATTCCCGAGACCAACACTCACTTCAGGCAGGCCATCCTGGGCGCTTACAAGCAGGGCGCGATGATCAAGGTCAGCAACGAGCTGCTGAATGACTCTGCGTTCGATATCGCGGCTTACATCGCGGATCGCTTCGGCAAGGTCATGGGTCGCTCCGAGGAGAAGGCGTTTCTCGTCGGTACCGGCGACAAGCAGCCCACCGGCCTGCTGAACGACACCATCGGCGCTGAGCTGGGTGTGACCGCCGCCTCCCAGACCGCCGTCACCTTCGACGATATCTTCAAGCTGTACTACAGCCTGAAGGCTCCCTATCGCGCGAAGGCAACCTTCCTGTGCAACGAGGAGCTGTTGCTTCAGCTGATGACGTTGAAGGACGGCCAGGGCAATTACATCTGGAAGCCCGCCCTTGACGTCGGCAAGCCCGATACCATCCTGGGGCGGCCCATCGTCACCAGCGGCTATATGCCCGGTGTCGCCAAGGGCCAGAAGGTTCTCGCTTTCGGCGATATGAACTACTACTGGATCGCTGACCGTTCCAGCCGTACCTTCCGCCGTCTGAACGAGCGGTACGCGGAGTACGACCAGGTGGGCTTCATGACGACTCAGCGCGTGGATGGCAAGCTGATCCTGCCCGAGGCCGTGAAGTACCTCAAGATGGCCGGGAACGCCGCTGCCAATACCAACGGCTGATCCGTCGGTGAGATTCTTCCAGGGCTGTCGTAACGGATAGCCCTGGAATCAGTCTCACCGCACCCCCAACCATATACTCAATTTGTTGAGGAGGACGACAATATGGATTCCATCGTAACCAAGAACTATTTCACCGATGAAGGTGATACCCTCGTGATTGGCGGCAGGCTCATCGTTGAGGAAGGCGCTGAGGTAGAGGGGCTGGATGGAGGTTCCGGCGGCATTTCTGCTATTGAAAACCAGACCGCAAGTACCGCCACCGCCGTGGCAGCGCTGAAGAACGACTTCAACGCCCTGCTGATCAAGCTGAAGAATGCCGGAATCATGGT